TGTTTGTGTTGGAGACTGCTAGCTTAAGTGGGACTACATTTGGATTATATATAAAGTTAGATACAAGCTCTTTATAGATTTTAGGCGCTGGTTCAAGAGCAATTACTTTATATCCCTTTTGTAAACCAATTAATGTTGCATCGCCGCGATTAGCGCCAATATCAAATAGGAGCACCTATTCTCCTTAAGTTGTCTTCAATAGATAATCTGTACTCGTCAGATATTACTTGGCATAGTAGGTCTTTAAATAAGTCCTCAGACTCTTTAGCGCGGCCTAACCACCAACCACTAATTGCTTTTTCATATAAAAGTCCAAATCTACCTGGGTACTGAACATCCGCTGGCAAATGTGCGGGTATAGAGGCCCTCTTTGATAATCCTACCTGAGCAAAGGTATAGCACTCCTGCCAATCACCGTTGCGCTCGTGAAATCTAGATAATAGAAAGTAACCCTCTTGGCGTTCTGGTAGGTAGGCAATAGCTTGAAGTATGCAGTTACTTACTGTGTGCTTTCTGTCGTTTTGGTTTTCAAAGCAGTTAGCCACTTTAAGTAGCGAGGTATAAGCAATAGTTTGATGGGTATCGTAACCATACTCAGCAGCCCTTAAATAGAAAGAAACTGCGGAAGCAGACTGACCAGTGCTCTCATACTCTAAAGCTGCCTCAAAGTTAAGCTCTGGATTAAATGGGTCTTTAGATAGGCGCTCAATAATCTCATTAATTTTCATATGCAAGCGCCTCTTTAATTAACTCTTCTACCACTATCTTTGGGGTACGTAGAACAAAGGCTGCGTTATCTTGAAACCCCCAAGAGATAAGCAAGTCACCTTCAAACACAGCAGCACCTACCGCAAATTCAATGCGCCCATCTAGAAATGCAAACTCCTTGGATAGACCTACAAAGTTAAATTGCTCATCCCACAATACAAGTCGGTGACGGTATATGCCATCTTTCTGTTGAAGGTAGTTCTTAAATAGATTAACCTCGTGAGTGATGGCAATATACATACTGCCCCATCTAACTACTTGAGAGCCACCGCGTTGGTCTGCTGGAGCTGGTGGAGTTTCTTTAACAAATATCTGTTCTATTTTTGGCTCATTAGGGTCTGCCTTAACTAACTCTGTAGGCATAGTCCACTTAATAAAATGGTATGGCATATCTAATACTGGGTACCAGTTCTTCTCACAATATGAAGAGTTATCATTTGGCGCAGGTATGCGTACACGATTAGTTTCTTTAATAGACCACTCATCTTTATTAATTTCAATGCGTGTGTACTCCATGCGCCCAACACCATTTGTAGTGGTATCGCGCCTAACACCAATTAGATAATACTGACCTTCCCATTGAACAAGACGAGCATCTTCTAGACCTACAAACTCCCATATAGGTGTGTGAAGGTCAAGCATCTCTACTCTTGCATAGTCGGTAATCTCTAAATCTGTATTAAGACGGCATAGATAATTTTCAGTAATTAAGCGCTGGTCTTTCTCTGGATGTAGATAAGAAAGTGGACCCCAACGACTTGGAAATTTCTGCTGATTTTCAGAGTGATATAGCGTGTAATTTACATGGCGCAGATTAACTAATATGTCCCCATCATCATCTATAAAGACAGAGGGGTTCATTAACCCTGTTCCTGAGGTGAGCCCTTGAGGTATTGCTAGGGGCGCTAATTTTCCACCATTGGAGACGGCGCGCTCAACTAGGTTCACTGAGAGAGTTTATCACAGAGGGGTTTTACCCTTACAAACGCCCCCCTTATAGCGATAATTAAACCACGCGTATTTAAGGAGAACCCAAAATAGCTACTGCATACAAGGTGTTGGGTCAATCTAACCCAGCAGCAACAACAGAGACAACTCTATACACCCCTAGCGGCACTGCTGCGGCTGTGGTCTCAACTATCACCATTTGCAATCAAACAGCCTCTGCTGCCACATACCGCATCGCTGTATGGCCAAGTGGAACATCATCTTCAGTTGCTAAGAACTGGATTGTCTATGGAGCCACAGTAGCGGCTTCAGATACAACCGCCCTTACTCTTGGACTTACTCTTGAAAACGGCGCAACTATTCGCGTCTATGCCTCTTCAGCTAACTTGTCATTTAACGCCTTTGGTTCGGAGATTTCATAGCATGACCATCTCAAGTGTAAACGGTGGCGCTGGAACCGTAAACAGATACACGTATAACGCTACAGGTGGAGAAACAACTATATCTGGCACAGATTCAAATGGCGCAACAATTTCATATCTAGTAGGTAAAGAAGAAGTCTATGTTAACGGAGTTCTCCTTGTTAGAACTGCAGACTACACAGCCTCTAACGGCACATCTGTAGTACTTGTTAATGCACTAGTTGCGGGAGATGTAATAGAGATTGTTACATTTTCTTCATTTGCCATACCTACAGCAATTGCCTCTTCTGTAGTAAGCTCTAAAGGTGATTTAATTGTTGCTAATAACCCTTCGTCAGTCACTAACCTCCCAGTCGGAGCTGACGGTACAACACTCGTGGCAAACTCTTCCGCCTCTACGGGCGTATCTTGGGCAACCCCAGTAGCCAGCCTTGTTAATCCAGTTATCAACGGCGGGTTTGACATCTGGCAAAGAAGCACAAACTTCAGCCTTGCCGCTTCAACCGCTTACACATCAGGATTTACGGCAGACCGTTGGCAGACTCAAACAAATGCAAATCAGGCTACAACCATATCTCGTCAGGCAACAGGTGACACAACCAACCTTCCAAATATTCAGTATTGCTTGAGTTTTCAACGCAACTCTGGTCAAACTGGAACTAGTGCGCTTTATTTGGTGCAAAATGTTGAAACCGCTAATGCAATTCCTTTTGCTGGAAAAGCCGTAACTTTTAGTTTCTATGCTCGCTCTGGTTCTAATTACTCGGCCGTTTCAAACGCTTTGTCTGCTTATATTTCTACTGGCACAGGAACCGACCAAAATTCTTGGGCAGGTTATACGGGTGGAAGCAACCCTATAAGCGGAACGGCAACACTTACAACTACTTGGCAGCGTTTTGTTTTTACAGGAACTATTCCATCAAACGCTACCGAGATGGCTCCTACTTTTGGATTTACCCCAACGGGTACTGCTGGCACTAATGACTATTATCAAATAACAGGCGTACAGATTGACCTTGGAACTTACACCGCTGCAACTGCTCCTGCCTTCCGCAGAAGCGGTGGCACACTTCAGGGGGAGTTAGCCGCTTGTCAGAGGTATTACTTTAGAGAAACTGCTTTGGCTCTATACACAAACTTTGGTGCTGGTCAGAGTGGTTCGGCAACTTCGGCTCAAATACAAGTCAAATGCCCTACAACTATGCGAACTTATCCAACCACAATTGACTACTCAACTTTGAGATTGTCAGACGAATCAGCAGGATATGCCATCACCGCACTCACAATAAATACTTCGTTTTATTCTGCCGATTTACCTGTATTGGCTGCAACAGTTGCATCTGGTTTAACCTCTCAAAGATTTTATTCAATGGGAGCAAATGGCAGTTTGTCTGGATATTTAGGATTAGGAGCAGAACTTTAATGGATAACATAAACATTATTGAAACTGAATATATGGGTGTTGTAACACAACATATTATTATAGACCGAGGCAATGGCGAGTTTACTTCTATGCCAAAGGCTATTTACGACACACTTGTATCCAACTCTTCTACACCACAGGCAGGTAACTAATGAGTCGCGCACAATTAACTTCAACAGTAGAACAAAACTCAGCAGGTGCGGCCAGCCCGTTTCTTGCTGGTAAGAACAAAATCATTAACGGTGACTTTAGTATCTGGCAGCGCGGTACATCTATTTCAATTACTTCAAATAACCAGTATAGTGCTGACCGTTTTCTACATGGATACGATGGAACAGGTGCAACCAGAACAGTTACTCAACAAACATTCACACCAAACACTGCTGGTAACCCAACCAACGCCATAAGCGGTGGCTACAACCGTTATATGCAAATTGCTCAATCGGTTGCAGGTTCAGGCGGTAGTTATAATCTTATAGAGCAAAGAATCGAAGGCGCAATTCTTGCAGGACAAACGGTTACATTTTCATTTTGGGCTAAGGCAGCATCATCTTTGACTTTGCCACAAGTTGATATGGAATATGACATTGCTGGCAACAACTACTTTTTCGGTGTAATTGCTTCATCAGTTTCAGTTGGAACCTCATGGGCTAAGTATTCTTATACCTTTACTATGCCAACTTATTCAGGCTTATCACCTAACGGTACAGGCGATTGGGTAGGTTTGCGTATTTGGATGCCAGTCAATACAACATTTACTTTTAGCACTTGGGGTTGGCAGTTAGAAGCAGGTTCAGTCGCCACACCATTTACCACCGCATCAGGCACACTCCAAGGAGAGTTAGCCTTGTGTCAGAGGTACTTGCCAGCGTGGAATGGTACTAGCAATCAAGTGTTAGGTGTGTCAGCAAACACGGCAAATACAAGAATAAACATAGGTTTTTCAGTTACTCCAAGAGTTGCTCCAACAGGCACAACTTATTCAAGTCTTTCTCATTTTGGTTTATCAAATCCAACATTTGGAAGCGGCACTCCAACCGCTATAAGTTTTGTTTTTGCTGGTGTAAACAGTTGTACGATTGGTGTGGATATATCGGCTGGTTCTCCAACTATTTCAGCCAATTTGCCAGTTCAATTTTCATCAGTTAACGCCGCTGCGTCACTTTTATTTACAGGATGTGAGTTGTAATGCCAAAAATAACTAATTCAACAACTTTTGAAGGTATTGAAATTGTTACAATTGAATATGAAGACGGTTCGGGTTGGTCAGGTTTGAAGAGTGCTTATGACGAGCAACAAGCGGCTCAGGCTCAACCACAGGGCTAACTTGACTGAGAGTTAGTCAGCAATACATCTAAAGATTTCCTTATTAAGAAAGGATAACTAATGGCCAATTACAAGTACCTACGTGGTGCTTCTATTAGTGACCCTTCACGGGTAATCTTTGATATTCCTGATACTCCTACTATTGGTACTGCTACAGATGTAGGAACTTCAAGGGCCTATAATAATGGCGCTGCTACAGTGACAATTTCTGCCCCAGCAGTAACAGGCGGCCCAACAACGGGTTACACAGTAACATCTAGTCCTGGCTCATTTACAGCCTCTGGTACTTCTCCAGTAACAGTAACTGGTCTTCAATCTGCTACCTCTTATACTTTTACCGCACAAGCAACAAACACTTCGGGCAATTCTCCTGCTACTACAGCAACTGGTGCTATTACTGCTACTACAGTTCCACAGGCGCCAACTATTGGTACAGCCTCTGGTGGAACATCGGGAGTAGTTTCAGTCCCATTTACAGCGGGTGCTACAGGTGGCAAGTCTATTACATCTTATTTAGTAATTTCTTCTTCTGGTGTTACTGCAACAGGGTCTTCAAGCCCAATTACAGTTAATGAAACTGTTGCTGGAACTTACACCTACACGGTTCAAGCCATTAATGCTAATGGAACCTCTGCCGCATCTGGGTCAAGTAACTCTGTTACAAGTTCATTTTACAGTGGTCCTACAACAGTTAATTACCTTCTCGTTGCTGGCGGTGGCGGTGGAGGACAAACTGATGGTGTATCTAGAGCAACAGGTGGCGGTGGTGGTGCGGGTGGGTTACTTAACTCTTCAACATCTGTTACCCCTGGAATCCAATACAACATCACAATTGGCGGCGCTGGTGGTAATAATGGTCAAGGTGGCAGTTCAACCTTGTTTGGATTAACAGCAATATATGGTGGTAGAGGTGGAAGTCCTTATGTAAGTGATAATGGTGGCAATGGTGGTTCAGGCGGTGGTAGTAGCAATCCAGGCAATTCTGCTGGTTTAGGTACATCAGGACAAGGTAATGATGGTGCTCGTGGAGTACAGAGTAGAGGTGGCGGTGGTGGTGGTGCTTTTAGTGCTGGTACTGCAGGCAGTTCAACTGGTAATGGCGGTGCTGGTAAAACAGTAAATTACAATGGCTCTAGCCCTTCCTTTGCGGGTGGCGGAGGTGGCGGTGGTGGTGGTAATGGTGGAACTGGTGGTGGCGGTAATGGTGGCCCACAAAATTCCTCTGCTGTTCAAGGCGGTAATGCAACTTCGTATGGTAGTGGTGGTGGTGGCGGTGGTTGGTGTGGCGGTAGTTGCGCTGGAGGTAATGGAGGTAACGGTGGTGGAGGTATTGCTGTTATTTACTACTCAAACACTTATGCTCTTGCATCTTCAACATCAGGTTCACCAACAGTTCAAAATCTTAACGGTAATAGAATTTATACCTTTACTGGAAATGGGAGCATAACTTTCTAATGGCTCATTTTGCTAAACTTGATGAAAACAATATTGTTACAGAAATAAACGTTGTACACAATAACGAAGTTCCTGATGAGGCTACTGGTATTGCTTTTCTTCATTCTATAGGTTTTGAAGGTAACTGGAAGCAGACTTCATATAACACTCGTGGGGGTGTTCATTATGGAGCAGATGGTCAGCCTGATAATGGTGTTGCTTTACGTAAAAATTATGCCTGTATTGGACATACTTACGATAGCGAACGTGATGCTTTTATTCCTCCTAGCCCATACCCATCTTGGGTTATAGACGAAGATACATGCCTATGGGAAGCCCCTATAGACCGCCCTACGCCAACACAAACTACTGGCTATAGGTGGAACGAAGATACTAAGTTTTGGGATTCTTTTACAAAAACAGAGGTGAGTAAATAATGAGCGTAAGACACGCTAGTGAAGAAGATGTAGATTTAACTAACGTCGTTATTCCAGATGTACCTGATGCTCCTACTATTGGTACTGCTACAGATGTTGGTACTGGGCGCGCTTTAAACAATGGCGCGGCTACAGTCTCATTTACTCCAGCGGCTACTGGTGGAACTCCTACATCTTATACAGCTACATCTACCCCTGGCTCAATCACTGGTACTGGAACTTCTTCTCCTGTAACTGTTACTGGTCTAACAAGCACCTCTTCTTATACCTTCCAAGTAAAGGCAACTAATGCTACTGGAAGCTCTAGTAACTCATCTTCTTCAGGCGCTATTACCGCAACTACAGTGCCAGGCGCGCCTACTATTGGAACTGCTTCTGGTGGAACTAGTGGAGTTGTATCTGTGCCTTTTACCGCGCCAGCATCATCTGGTGGAAAAACTATTACATCTTACACGGCAACTTCTTCTTCTGGAGTAACTGGTACTGGCTCCTCAAGCCCAATTACAGTTAATGAAACAGTCGCTGGAACTTACACCTACACAATTACCGCTACAAATGCTAATGGAACATCTGCTGCATCTTCTGCATCTAACGCTGTTACATCAACATTTACAACCTCTTCTGTTACCTACCTAGTTGTTGCAGGTGGTGGCGGTGCCCCTTACAATTCTTCAACTCCTGTATGTGGTTATTACCACGGTCAAGGCGGTGGTGGTGCTGGAGGTTATAGAACATCAACGCTATCCGTTACCCCTGGTACGGCTTACACAGTAACTGTTGGTGCTGGCGGACCTATGGGACAAAGTTGTGGTAGTTCATCTGTATTTTCATCAATAACATCTATTGGTGGTGGTGGTGGTGGACGAAACATTGGTGGTAGTTCAGGTGGTTCAGGTGGCGGTAGTGGGTCTGGAACTACAAACAGTGGTGGTGCTGGAACTGCTGGACAAGGAAACAACGGCGGAAACGGTGTAACGACTTGGTATGGCGGGGCAGGTGGAGGCGGCGCAGGAGCCGTTGGAGGTAATAACGTTAAAGTTGGCGTTATTGGTAGTGGAAATGGTGGTGCTGGCGGAAGCGGCTCAGTATTTACAATAAATAGTACTACTTATGCTGGCGGCGGTGGCGGTGGTGCTGGAAACGGAAACCAGCAAGTTGTGTCTGGCGGTACTGGCGGAAGCGGTGGCGGTGGTGCTGGTGGAGGCTACGGTAGCTCTTTTGGAAAACCAGGAACTGTTAATACTGGTGGAGGCGGCGGCGGGGGAATGATTGATCAATGTGGTTGCGGTAATATTTCCCCAGGCGGCACGGGCGGTTCTGGTGTTGTTATTATTGCCTACCCAAGCAGTTACGCAAATATTACAACCATTAGCGGTGGCTTGACTTACTCAGGTCCAACAACAATTGGCAGTAATAAGGTTTATACATTTACAGCGGGAACAGGTACGGTGACATTTTAATGGCACATTATGCTTTTCTTGATGAAAACAATATTGTTACACAAGTTATTGTAGGCAAAGATGAGACTGAACTTATTGATGGGCTTGACCCTGAAACTTGGTACGGTAATTTTCAAGGACAAAGATGTCTAAGAACTTCATATAATACGTATGGTGGAGTAAATGATAAAGGCACACCGTTTCGTAAAAATTATGCGGGTATTGGTTTTACCTATGATGCAACTCGTGATGCTTTTATTCCACCTAGCCCATACCCATCTTGGTTATTAAATGAGGATACTTGCCTATGGGAAGCACCAACCCCACGCCCAAAGGCTACTGAAACAACACGTTGGAAATGGGATGAGCCAAGCGTGTCTTGGATTGAAGTCCCTAAAAACGTATAGTCTTTTCTTAAACCTGTGGTAGCCTAGCACCCTAACAAGGGAGCGATAGATGGAGATTATTTTTACAGACATCCACAATCCAGAGGGTGTATTAGAAAAGCCAAAACCTGCTACTGAGTACATTCCTCAATGGTATAAAGATGCCAAGGCATATACAAGTCCAGATGGTAAGAAGGCGCCAACTCTAGATGGCTCACCTATGGCAACTATTAAGCGCTGTATGCCTCTATGGGACATGATGACTGCTGGTTACATTATGGAGACCCCGTACGATATTTATATTCGTCAGACTCCTGAAGGTCCGTATTTTCAATGGGGAGCAAATGAGGCTATTGCTTTTCAATCTATGGAGCAGTTTCAAAATCATCCGTACTCACGCGATATTAACTACGCAGTAAGAATTGTTATACCTTGGTCCATTAAGACTCCTAAGGGTTGGTCAATTATGGTTATGGAACCACAACACCATGAGCCTGCGCCTATTAGTTGCGCCAGTGGAATTGTAGATAGCGATGACTTCTCAATCCCATTTAATATGTTCCTTAAGTTACGGGACCCTAAGTTTGAGGGCATGATTCCTGCTGGTACTCCATTCCTACAGATTATTCCTTTCAAGCGTGAAGACTGGACATCATCAATTGGTGGGGAGAAAGAAAGAAAAAAATATGACGTTGATATGCGTAAATTTGGACGTGTCTTCTTTGACCGCTATAAGAAGTTCTGGTGGAATAAAAAAGAGTACAAGTAGTTTTGGGCTTTAAAAGAATATAAGTAAGAGATAATGGGTAGATGACCGATGCCCATAAAGAACAATTAAACTTACATTTAGTTGTATCTACTCCTGAGCATGAACCTAGAGAGTCAGACCCCCATTATCATCTCTTTAATCAGGCTAAAGCTAGAATTAAAAAAGCTGGACTATGGAAGTGCATTATTAATGATGACCTGTGCTCTGGAGGCCCTGAGCTTCACCACAGCCATATTGAGTTTTCACAGGTTAACTCTATGGACCCAACAAAGGTTGAGCGCGCTTTTGGAGTCCACTTTGAGAACGATGAAGAGTTTCAAAATTGGATTGAAAGTCCAGGCAATCTAGAGGTTCTCTGCACCGCTCATCACAGAACTCTCTACGGTATACATTCAATTCCAGCCCCTTTGTGGGAGACTTTTAGATATAGAAAAGCGGGCACAGAAGCTGCTGCGCAGCACCTTACAAATTCAGATAAATAGGGGATAATAAAAGTATGCGCGGATACACTCAAGGCGGTCGGTTTAACTCCGACTTTGAAACCAATGACATCTTATCTGGTGTTAACTCTGAGTTGCGCAATCCCGTAGGCACAGTTGCTCAATGGTGGTTCTTTGATATCACCGACACAAACATTGACCCTATCTATGATGTGGGCGATGGGGTATCTGCCTCTGGTGGTGGCCGTAAATGGTATGGCCCTTATAGCATTCCTATTGTGCGCGCCGTTATCTCTCAAGGTAGCGCTAAGACTTCTCAGGCTGGTTTCTATAAAGCCGATGAGCTCCACCTTACAATTAACATTGAAGACCTTAATAAAATTGACCCAACTCTTGAATCTCAGATTTACTCTATCGGCCAGCAAGATAAGAGCCGCGTAGTATGGAAAGGCGAAGTGTATCGCCCATATTTGACCCAGCAACGCGGTATAGTTGCTGAACGCTATACTTTGCTAGCCATTGACTGTATTCAGGTCATGCCTGAAGAACTTGTCAATGACCCTCAATTTGCTCAGTACGCCAACTAAGGAGACCCATGGCACTAACACACTCAGTTGTTACGTTAAACTCGTCAACAGCTACACTACTTAACAATGATCCTGCAGTTACCGTGGGACCAGAAACCCGCAACACTTGGCAGTACGGCTCTATCTCTATCCAAAACACAGACGCTTCTATCATTGTCTATATTGGATCTTCAAGCGTAACATCTACTTCATATGGCGCTTCACTTGCCGCTGGAGCTTCGATTACTCTTGACAGCTTAAGCCCTTCAGAGAAGATCTACGCAATTGCTGCTTCAGGTTCACCTAAAGTTGCTACATTAATGGTGACAACTGCGTGAGTATCCGCATAACTAAAAAAGGCGAGAGCATTAAAGTCTCAGCCTCTTCAACAAAGAAAGCTTCAATTAAAGTAAAAGGTAAGTAATGCCATTTAAATCTGAAGCCCAAGAAAAGTGGATGTACGCTACCCACCCAGAGATGGCGCGCCAATGGCAGAAAGAAACACCAAAAGGTAAATTACCTAAGAAAGTTAAGAAGGAGAAAAAAGATGGCAAAAGCTAAGTTAGGCTCAGGAGCTCGTTTCAAGAAGATTGAATCTGAAGCTAAGAAGTCAGGCGCTAAGGATCCTGCCGCGGTAGCCGCTGCAGCAGGCATTAAAAAGTATGGTAAAAAGAAAATGACTAAACTTGCCGTTAAGGGCAAGAGAGATGAGAAGAAATAATGTGCATGTCATGTGGTTGCGGTAAGAAAAAGGGCGAAGTCGGATACGGCAAGGGTAAGAAAGCCGATAAGAAGCAAGACGCCAAAGTTATGAAGGGCATGACCCCTAAGCAAAAGTCAGCATTCGCAAAGGCTGATAAGAAGATGGATGCTAAGAAGCCATCTGCCAAGGCTGATGCAAAGATGGACAAGGCTCTAGCCGCTAAGGTGAAGAAGTCTAAGTAATTAAAATAGAAATGACTTGAGGGCGCCTACGGGCGCCCTTTCGTTTATCCTTATAGTAGTTTCCCGTGCGGGGAACTAAGCACCACCCTTGCGAAGTATCTTGCCTCCTAAAGGAGATTTGCCGTGTCTGAAAAACTAGACAAACCGTCGGATATCGAATTTGCTCAAGCAATTGTCGATAATATCCCTCACCCTGGCAAAACAGAGTTACTCCAAGGAGTGGCTGCAGGATATCTAATAAGCAAAGCGGTTAAGCGTGTTATTAAAAAACGATAACCTAGAGCATCTTTCTGACTCGGCTGCCAAAGAGCTTATTGAGCCGCTAACAAATCTACTTCACTCCCTAGCTGAAAAATCTGGCTGGCCTGAAGACATTATTTTGAGTTTATCTGTAGAGCTCAACGAAGACTTTGAGATCTTTGTTAATTACCCAGACAGCATGCGCCAAGAGATTGAAGACTTGGAATACGGCGCCTTTCAAGGGCTCCCTAACGCTGTTATCCGCCCATTCATCTATAGAGCCCCTTCTATTATCAAACAGATTTTAGAAGAACAAATAATTCCAGAGCTCTTTTACTCATTGGGGATTATGTAATGGGTAATCCATTTATTATTGCTGAGGACCTAGCCCTTAAGAATTTGCTCTCAGGCATCACAGTATCTGATGACGTTAATGCTAGTCGACCAGTTAAGGCTTGGTTTGGCTACCCTGACGTGGAAGTTCGTGACCAAACATTTCCATTTATCACAATTGACCTTATTGACATCATGCCTGGTAATGAACGTCAGACATACGGTTACATGGTAGATAACGATAACCGCGGCACACAGACACCAGTATCTGGATACTCATATACATACATCACACCTGTTGCCTATGACCTTATCTACCAAGTGACTTCTTACTCTCGCCATCCGCGCCATGACCGTGCGCTTATGTACCAACTACTAAATAAGTTTCCATCAAAATACGGATACCTAATCGTGCCTAATCAACTAGGTACTGAGAACAGTAGCCGTTCAATGTTTCTTGATGGATTTGTAAAGAGAGACGCAGTTGAAGGTGAAACTGGAAACCGTCGTCTTTTGAGAAATGTATTGTCCATTCGAGTACTCAGTGAAATGACTCCTGCACAGGCAGCCACTGCTACAAAGAATGTTCAGTATGTCGATATCAACGCTACTACATCGTATATCCCGTCTGGCATGATACCTCTACCACCATCCGTTAACTAAGTAAATAATAAGGAGATAATCTAATGGCAACCTACCTACGCCCTGGGGTATACGTTCAAGAGACGCTAAACCCTATTCAACCACTAGCAGGAGCGGCATCAAATACTGTTGCTGCCTTTGTTGGCGCGAATGACCGCGGACCAACAACACCTACTTTGGTAACTTCTTGGAGCCAATATGTAAACGCATTTGGTTCTTGGAACACAACTCAATCTAACAACCTTCCACTTGCTCTGTACATGTACTTTGCTAATGGCGGAAACACAGCCTATGTAACTCGTGTTGCTGGCTCTAGCGCATCAGCCGCTACCCGCACATTTAATGATGGAGCAGGTACCCCTGCCGCTACTTTGAGGCTAACAGCAGCAAACGTAGGCGCTTGGGGCAACAGCATCAATATCAGCATTGCTGCCTCTACAACTACTGGTTACTTTAACGTTGTAGTTTATTATGCTGGCTCTGCTGCTGGAAACATTGTTGAGCAATGGAACGACGTATCAATGACAGCTACAGATTCTCGATATGCTGTAACAGTTATTAATAACAACTCAACATATCTTGTAGCAACAGATATGGGCTCAACCGCTACTGGAGCAACCCGTAACCCATCAACAGTTACAAACTCTGCTCTAAGCACAGGCTCAGACGGCTCAGCTGTTACAAGCACAAATATCCTAAACTCACTTAGCCTATATGACACCATCCCACAATCTTTGGTACTTAACATCCCAGGATACACAGATGCTACAACAGTCAATGGAGCTATCTCATATGCAACTGGAGCAACTCGTCCAAACGATGTCTTTGTAGTCATTGATGGAATTAACGACACTGCAGCCAACCAACTATCACTTGCAGCTACCTATACAGCAACTTCATATGCTGCTGTTTACTACCCACAACTTACAATTGCTGACCCAACAGCTTCTGTAGGTGCTACAACAGGCGCAGTTAAGACTGTTGGAGCAGGTCCCGCTGTAGTAGGTCTATATGCAGCAACAGATACATCTCGTGGAGTCTTTAAGGCACCAGCTGGTCTACAAGCTCGTCTTGCAGGCGTTGTATCAGTTCCTTCACTATCAATGGCGGATTTGGATAGCCTAAACAGCACCAACCCACCAGTTAACGCAATTCGTTATATCTCAGGTTCTGGAATCGTAGTATTTGGCGCTCGTACACTTAAGGGTGGATACGTAGACCGTTACGTACCAGTCCGTCGTAGCCTTATCTACATTGAGAAGGTTCTTCGTGATATCACACGCTTTGCAGTATTTGAGCCAAACGATGCTCTTCTATGGGCTCGTCTTAACGCAACCTGCAGCGCATTCTTGACATCATTC